AAGTCTATTAGAAACCAAGTTCCCCTAACTAGGCCATATTTCCGAATCTTTTTGCAAGCAAAGCTGCTAGTCCACCACCCCCGTATTGGGGCATTGGTGGTTGAGTTGGCGGGACACCCGGTTGAGGCATAGTCGCGGCGTTGCCCTTGCCTGATGTCATTGCGTTCATACCTTGCTGGTATTGGTTCTGTGCCATCTGCTGTTGTGCAGCTTGATCGGCCATAGCCTGAGACATATCATTAATACGATTGCGTTCCGCTACGCTCATCATCTCCATTGGACGAGGCGCAAGGCGCTGTGAACCACCAAGAGTGCCGTAGTTCTGTGCCGCATATTGGAATGCTGGACTCATGTTAGTGGCTTGTGGGTCTAGCCCTGCCGCCATGTAGTATGGCATTTGACCTGCACCTTGCTGAGACTCGAACATACCTAAAGCAGCTTGGCGCATCTCTGGAGTTATCTCTGTCGGCGCAGGTTGCTTCTGACTTTCCATGTAATCGTTGTAACGCTTTAGGTTCTCGGCATACATGTCAGCATCTGCTGTGGCACTCGCAGCGTTGCTTAGTGAAGCTATCCCGGCCTGCATGGCTGAAGCACCGGAGTCATCATTATCCGTTGGGTGGGAGTATGAGGTGACGTTATTTTTTACTGCTGGACCAGTAATACTGGCCTTAAACTTATCCATAAAGCTCTGTTCTTTTGGCACTGATGCCGATCTTGTCCTTGCTTTTGGTCTTGTTTGTTTAAAAGTATCAGAATTTGGTGAACTGTTCTCAGCCATCACATAACTCCTCCGTCTGCGGATTGTGGCATTGTTACGGTAATAGCCGTGTGCCGTTTGGTTGTATCAGTCCATGTCTCACCACAGTCTGGACAGTTACCATCAGGGTATGACGCTACCTCTTCTGGTGTGTCCACCAAGTTATCGCAGTTGTGGCACTGTATAGTATCTACAGAGGTAGCAGGCTTCCAGCGGCCACCATCTGGCATTGTAATGATTGTTCCGTCAGACATTTATCACCTATGTAGTTGTCACTGTCACGAGACCAACAGCTCCAGTGCCTGCTGATCCACGAACATGTGGTGTGTTTAGTTGTGTAATTTTAACATATCCACCGTGGTTAAAGATAGCCCCAGTCTCTAATCCAGAGTCATCCGTCTGTAAGTTGGTGAATACGCCAAAGGTGTTCCGGCCTTCGCCGGGGTTCTGAACTTGCTGCACATAGACAGAAAACGCCCGGACAACCTCTGCAATGTACTGCTGGCTGTACTCCTTTGGAGCGTTGGGGAAATATGGTACGGCAAGGTTTCTAGACATTAGCGCCTGCCATCACTTCGCACATCTATCCTTGGCGAACCAAGACGCCATCCAGTGCCAGTAGTGCTACTATCAACCTTAATGGCTATCGACCTACCACGCAGCCTGATGTGTGCATCTTGTGTAAACTGCTCCACAGGAACAGACGCGGTCTTCTCTACAGCCTTACTATTATCCTGCAGATATGCGCCGCCGGGGAAGTTACGAGCCTTGACAGTAAAGTTTGCAGTTGGTGTCTCGGCAGTAGAGTTACGGAATGTAAGGTCGGGTATCAGCCTACGAACAAAGGAGAATTGATCCCCATCGCCTATGTCAAACTGACTGGATTCTATATAAGCAACTATTGGCGATGCAGGGTTGGTACTGCCGTCATCGAAGCCAACCTCATGATTGTACAAATATCCATCTCTGCCAGCAGCTATCGGGTTCTCGTTTACACCACGGTCAACCCAAGCGGTGCGTGTCAGATTGCCATAATACCAAATATCTTGCAGGTAATTGTACACAACATACCTGTCATTGTTATCTGAGTTGGCGGATGGATAGTACCACCAGATTTCTGAGAACGAAGAGTTCACCGCTGCAAAGCACTTCTCTGCCTGTGTAGCGTTAAAGTTTGAAAACACATAGTCACGCACTGAGCATGGTAGTGTCTGCACCCCGCCGTTGTAGACATAGAACTCATTCTTGCCCATCCAGTACACAGTGTCTTCAACCGCAGCCACGGCAATCGGGCTTCTGATTGTAATGTTTTCTGAGATCATGTTGATCCCAAAGGTAAATGGTGGACCGATGTACTGCAGTGCGTGGAGAGATACATCTGTGAAGACTAGAATCTGCTGTCTGGTCTCAACGGCTGTAACAATCTTAGAGCCAGAGCCAAGACGCAAATCACCTGCAGTGTTAGTAGTTGATGGACGCCAATCCACCACGCTCTCTTGGTCTGAGAAACGTATAAGCAGGGGGTCTTGTACACCGATGTTATCCAGAGGATCACAACCAAAAGCAATTACATGCCTATCAACATCTGACACAATCACCTTCTTAGCTATCGTCGGAGCTAAATCGGCACCAACTAAACTGCTAATAGCAACGGCGGGGTTGGTTAAAGAGTTAACCGCAGAAGCATCCCAGTAGTAGATACCACCATCCATGTCGTTGATTATAAGGTCTTCACCAAAGTTGTCGTGTGTCCATATACGCAGTGTATCAGTTATTAGATCAACAGTAGCAGCAGAACCCCAAGTTGACCTACCCCACGCTCCCGCTCCCCAGCCGTTCCCTGTCACAGAGGTGTCGAGACCTACGTTTACTTGGTATGTGCCAACAATAGAGCTTCCACCGTTGCCAGTATCTGAACCATCAGCCACAACAGGTGTAGGAGAATACTGCCCGTCTACTGTAATACTGTCGATAGACGCCACTTCACGAGCTACGATCTTGTAGGTTGAAGAGTCAACAACCTCAAAAATCTGATACTCTTGATTGAGAACTGCAGCCGTTATATTGCCGCCAAGGCTGGCCGCTCCAGAGAATGTTACAAAGTCGTTTACAACAGCGCCGTGAGTTGGGTCACTTACTGTCAGTGTTGAAGAGCCATTCGTGGCAGCAAAGGTTACATCTCCAGCGGAAGTCGTAAGACGTATAGGGGTCACATCATAGTAACCCTCTCCTGACTCAATGTAGTATTTAAGATGAGTACCGACACCTAAGAAGTCATCTAGGTTCAAGGTTCTCCAAGGCCATAGCGCACGGCAAGAACCCAGAAAGGATTTCACCCCTATCTTACCCCAACCGCCGATCTTCTCTGGAAAGCCTTGGCGAAACCGGACCTTATCACAATCGAACCAACCGCCTTCATTACTGTAGGAAGTGGTCTCTTTGTTTATCCCCGGCTGGAACTGTAGTTTTTGGAGGGGCATGGCGGTTCCTCAATTAGTTCAATTGAACTTACGGTGTATCAGGCCAGTCTGCATCTACTAGATACGGAAACTTAGCATGACTAGAGATATCGCGCAGTGCTTGGCGGTACGTCACCCATGTTTCGCTCAATGCGACTCCTGTTTCTTGGGCTTTAATAACGCGCCAGTCGGACAGAGATAGTTGGTAGTCGCGTTCAGCACGGATAAGACTAGATGCTTGCTCAATGCGCGTTGCAATCTCATCCGATGTCGCGTCCGCAACATTCCAGACTTGTGTCCACACGCCGCCAACCAAAACAGGTGCGCCCTCAGATATGTTCTTTGTGTGTTCATAGGTAGGGCGATCCGTCTTGGTGACAGGGTGCATATCCCAATCAGCGAGCGTCTCATCTGTAGGGTGTTTCGGAAAGCTAGTGCTGGGATTATCACGGCGCAAGTTGCCAATAGTGTATGGGTATTGAGCAATTGCGTTATCTTTAATTAATGCATACATATTATTTCTCCTTTATGGCCTGAGCCAGTTCACGGATTGCTGCTGCTACTTCTAGCATACCTTCTGCTTCAGTGTAAGGTATCTTTGTCTTCTCAAATTTCCATTCGTCTTTTTTAGGGTGGTAAAACTGCACCCAACCCACACCCATCCCAGCGTCGGGGTAACTCGGAATACAGCCTGCATCAACGCTATACCCGTTTTCATGTTCTTCAATCTGGTATTGAATTACTGTAACCTTAATCCAGCCAGCTTTGTCTGGACCTTCACCGAATATAACCGCCATTATTTTTCTCCCGTTTTCATAATGGTACCAAAAGCATGATCGGCAATTTGCTTGGGTAACTCGCCCCAGCAAATTGTTTCGATTGCTGAATTGTTTGGTGGTTGTGTGATGTTATATGCTGTAACCGCTGCACCATAAGCAAGTTGAGGATTATCCAGTTGCATTACAACATGCGCTAAATGCGTCCACGCTTCACGACATTTTGGTTCAGCAGCAACCGCAGAAAGAAGAGCGCGAATAACCGCATCTTTTTTATTAAGTTCGTATAAACACTGAGAGATATTTAACCACGCATGGGCGCGACTGAAGCGAACTGCCTCGCTTTCATCTTCTTCAGTACGTTTAATGTATTGGCGAAATGCGTCTACTGCTTCGCTATATTTTTCTTTCCGTTGGTATTCTACAGCAAGCTGGAGCCAACCATTTACGTCATTAGGGTCTTCTTTCAGAAGTTTTTTGACTGCGGAAGTATAATCGCGTAAGCCGCCTTTCTGATAGTGCTTGACTAAAATGCTAGTGTCGCACCAAACTTCTGTAACATCTGGCAACGGACGAATAACTTCGTGAACAAGGCGATGCCATTCATACCCTTTGCGTGAGTGCAGACGAGTGCGAGAGGATTGAATTGAAGGGATAGTGCAGTCCTCGTCAGACCATTCATCTATGTAACGGTAGTTGCCGATATTTCCCGCCCATTCAGATTTTAACTTTCTTTGCCACCCTGTGGAAATTCTCTCATCCATATCTAGACTAACGCAAACATCTACGTTGTCTGGCACTAAAGCTAGAGCTTCATTACGAGCAGTATCAAAGCGCCAAGGTTCAATAGTCTTCTGCGCTACATTTGCCCCATGTTCTTTAAAAAGTTGAACCGTGTTGTCTGTCGATCCTGTATCTAAGACATACACATCACAACCTTCAGCCGCAGACATAAAGCCCTCAACATTATAGGCTTCATTTTTTGCTATCGTGTAAATCGCTGGAGTCATATCTTTTAATTCGGGCTAAAGTCGCACCCGCTCTCATCGATGTCTGATGAAAGGGTATACGTTGCTGCAAGGCTTACAGAACCCGAGCTATGGTTCAAAAGGGTAAAAGTTGTCGATCCACTGATGGTTATTGCAATGTAATTTCCTTCTGGGTGAAAAGAGGTTCCATAACCATTGCCTGCAAGAGTATACGTTGCTGCAAGGCTTACAGAACCGGGGGTGGTGTGATCCAAAAGGGTAAAGTAAGGGCTGTCATAATGAGCTACAGCAATGTAGTTTCCGTCTGGAGACCAAGAAATAGCAGATGATCCAATTACATAGTTGGCTGTTGTATAGGTATCCGCAAGGCTCACAGAGCCGCCACTACGACTTAAAAGTTTAAAAAAAGGAGATGTTTCACTACCAACCGCAATATAATTACCGTCTGGACTGAACGCAGCGGCACCCGCGTTGTTACCTACTCCAGAAAGGTCATCTGAAAAACTCACAGAGCCGCCGCTACGGCTCAAAAGAGTAAAGTCAGGAAAGGAGTTAAAACCACCGGTTGCCGCCGCAATATAATTTCCGTCTGGGCTAAAGGAAACTCCTTGACCTCTTGCATATGGAGAAGACCCGTTGCCTAAAAGATAGCTGTCCGAAAAACTTACAGAACCAGCGGAACTGCTATCTAATAGTGTAAAGTTTTTGGAGTCGCCACCCGTAACGTGAGTCACAGCGATATAATTTCCGTCTGGGCTATAGGCAGCCGTTTTCCCATTTTGTGAAAGGGCGTAAGTAGCCGAAGTACTTAGGGAGCCGGGAGTTGTGTGATCCAAAAGCTGAAAACCTTGCGAACCTCTAACTTGAGGTACAGCAAGGTAGTTACCGTCTGGACTAAATTTGAGAGATCGTGGGTTTGCGCCACCAGTAAATCCAGAAGTCACACTAGCTGAAAAGCTCAGAGAGCCGGGAGATGTATGATCCAAAAGGGTCACACGACCCCGATGTGCCACCGCGATGTAGTTCCCGGCTGCTTGCCCCCCACCAGCGCCAGCAGCGGCTTGTATTATTTTCTTAGCAGAACTGCTCATGACAATGCGTCTCCCGCAAGGAAGCCATACCACGTTGAGCCGCCCGTAGTAGTGAAGAAAACAAATACATCAGTTTCTCCAGAAGCAGGGGCATCAGGGGCTGCGCCGCCAGCCCAATCAACAGTGCCGGGCCATGTTAAACTGTGGGTTCCCCCAGCGGTCACTCTAAGCACAAAAGAGAAAGCATCGTTGGTTGTTAGGTTTACTCCAGAATAATCAAAGGTAAAGGTAGTGTTGCCTGATGTTGATAGTGTAAAAGCATTTCCTTCATCGCAATCCACCGTGGGGGAGGTTCCAGAAAGTGCGACCAAAGTGTCTCTATAGGAGGTTGCTTGGAC